CAAATTAAAGAAACTCAAGTGGATGTACTACAGTGGCAAGTTAGACCAAGATGAATTGGATAAACTTGGTTGGGAGCCATTTCGATTCACTCTTAAATCAGATATGCAAGTTTATCTTGATGGTGATGATGATCTAAACAAACTCAAACGCAAGAAAGCATATCACGAAGAGTCTGCAAACTTTTGCACCAATGTCATGAAAGAACTGAACAATCGCACATGGCAGTTGAAAGAGTACATGGGTTGGGAGAAGTTTATCCAAGGTGCTCGATGATAGAACATGTCGTTGTTGAAAAAGTAAATAACATCTATGTCCAAGTGACTGCTGAACCTGCCATCTTGCAAGAGATGTCAGAATTTTTTACTTTTTCAACCCCAGGATATCAATTTTCACCTGCGTTTAAAAATAAATACTGGGACGGAAAGATTCGACTTTTGAATCTAAACACAAGACAAATCTATCTTGGTTTAGTTCCGTATATCAAAAAGTTTTGCAAGGACAGCAACTACACCTGCGAGTATATCGATGAAGAAAAGGATGTTTACCCTGTTGACACGAAAAATTTGGCAAGTGCTTTATCACTTCCAATGGAGCCGAGAGATTATCAGTTGCTCGCTTCTAGCGTCGGACTTACGAAGCGGCGAACTGTACTCATTTCACCCACGGCATCGGGGAAATCGTTAATCATCTATATGATGATTCGCCACCTGTTGAATACAGGTAAGAAGCGCGGATTACTCATTGTTCCTACGATTAACCTCGTCACTCAGATGCATAGTGACTTCAAGAACTATTCATCTGTCAATGGATGGGATGTAGAGAAATACTGCCAAAAGATTTATGGTGGTGAAAGTAAAATCCCTGATAGTGATTTGATTATCTCTACATGGCAGTCGATCTATGACATGCCGAAGAAATACTTTGCGCAGTTTGATTTTATCATCGGTGACGAAGCGCATACCTTTAAAGCCAAGTCATTGACAAGCATCATGACTAAACTCATCAACTGTGATGTGCGTATTGGCACGACAGGTACACTTGATGATAGCAAAGTAAACAAGTTAGTCCTTGAAGGATTGTTTGGTCCGACATTTAAAGTTATTTCTACCAAAGAACTCATTGAACGCAAACAATTAGCCAATTTTAGCATCAAGTGTATTGTATTGAAGTATCCTGAGATTGTATGCAAGACTGTTAAGGGATTTACTTATCAGGATGAAATGGCTTTTCTGGTTCAACATGAAGGTCGTAATAGATTCATTACTGATCTCGCGTTAAATTTAAAAGGCAATAGTCTTGTTTTATTTACTTACGTTGAAAAACACGGTAAACTTCTATATGAATGGATAACTGAAAAAGCAAATGGGCGAAAAGTATTTTTTATTCATGGTGGGGTTGAAGCAGAAGATCGCGAAGCAGTAAGACATATTACTGAACAAGAAAACGATGCGATCATTGTAGCAAGTTACGGAACGTTCTCAACTGGCGTGAATATTCGTAACCTACATAATATTATATTCTCTTCACCAACAAAGAGTAAGATTCGAGCATTGCAGTCTATCGGTCGTGTGTTGCGTCTAGGTGAAAACAAAGATGCTGCTACACTGTACGATATCGCTGATGATCTACGTTATGGTCCTTATACAAACTTCACATTGAAGCACTATGAGGAACGAGTGAAGATCTACAGTGAGGAAAAATTTCCTTTCACAACCAATAACGTAAGGATAAATTAATGTCAGAAGAACCAGCACAATATAAAGGAACAGGTGAATTAAAATTTGTTCGTTTACGATCTATATGCGATGATATCATCGGATATGTTACATATAAAGAAGGATACATTACTGTTGAACTTCCATTGCGCATTGAGATTGAAACATTGTTTGACGAAGGTCGACAAATTCTTGCAATGCAAGAATACTTACCACAAGCAGTAGTTGAAATCAAAGAAGTGGATTTTATCAATGATGAAGTCTTATTTGCCACACCTGTAAAAGCAGAGTTTGTTGAGCAGTACGAATATGTTGCTGATTTCTTCTATAATAACACTTCAAATATAAAAAAACCAGCAAATAAAAAATCTAAGAAGAATCAAGAAACTCCAGAAAAACTAGAGAATGTTGTTTCTATTCTTGAAGCAATGGCAAACAAAAAGGACAAACCAGTACATTAATTATGGCAAAAAATCATTATATCAATAACAAAGATTTCCTCAAGGAAATGACTGCATATCGCACAGCAATTCGTAAAGCGAAAAGGCTTGGGCAACCAAAGCCGCAGATTCCGCGTTACGTTGCTGAATGCTTCATGAAGATTGCTGAGAATCTTTCACACAAACCCAATTTCTTGTCGTATACTTTTAGAGACGAAATGGTCGCTGATGCAATTGAAAACTGCGTTATGTACGTTGACAATTTTGATCCGAGTAAATCAAGCAATCCATTTGCCTATTTCACTCAAATAACGTATTATGCATTCTTACGTCGTATTCAAAAAGAGAAGAAACAACTTTATGTCAAATACAAATCAACTGAAACTGCTGGAATACTCGACGAGTTTGAACTCAATGAGAATGAAGATGGAACTTTCCGCCAATTCGAATTGTATGAGAACATTTCCGAATTCATACAAAATTACGAAAACGCCAGAAAAGAAAAGAAAGCCAAGAAAGCAGGGCTAGAGAAATTTGTTGACGAGGATGTAGTCAAGTGAAGATTGCAATATTAGGTGACACACATTTTGGTATGAGAGGCGATAGTATTGCTTTTCATAATCATTATAGTGAGTTTTATTTAAATACATTTTTTCCTTATCTGGTGCAAAATGGAATTACCACCGTGTTTCAAATGGGTGACTTATTTGATCGTAGGAAGTATATTTCTTTTCAGTCTCTTGCTCTGTGCCGTCGTTATTTTTTTGATCAATTTGTGAAACACGGATTACACTTACATACGCTCATTGGCAATCACGACATTACATTCAAGAATACTCTAGAGATCAATTCACCTGATCTTCTTTTGCGCGAATATGCGCATAACGTAACCATCTACGAAGAACCAAGCACATGGAATGATATCGATATCATTCCATGGATTTGCAAAGACAATGAACAAGCCATTGGCGAGTTTATTAATGAAAGCACAAATCAAATGTGCTTCGGTCATTTTGAACTGCAAGGCTTCGAAATGGATCGCGGCAACATTTGTCACGAAGGTATGGATCCTTCGAAGTTACAAAAATATGATTTAGTTCTTTCGGGACACTTTCACCACAAGAGCAATAGTGGTAGCATTGTGTATGTCGGCACTCCAGGTGAAATGACTTGGTCCGATTATAACGATGAACGTGGTTTCCACATTCTTGATACTGAAACTCGCAAACTAGAGTTTGTTCCAAATCCAAACAAGATGTTCTATAAGATTCAGTATAACGATGATGATATGTTCTATAACGATATTATCAATGCTGACTATTCACATCTAAATGGCAAGTATCTTAAGATTGTTGTTGAGAAACGCAATAACTCTTTCTTGTTTGATACGCTACTCGATACAATTGCAAAGGCAGCACCATTAGAAGTATCAGTGGTTGAAGACTTTTCTGAGATTACTGAGAACGTTGAAGTTGATATTGATCAAGCAGAAGATACAATGACAATCTTAAATAAGTATGTCGATGGGTTGACTTTGCCTGTAGAATCAGATAAAATCAAAACTGTACTGCGCGATGTATATAACGAAGCCGTGTCTATGGAGACTGCGTGATTACGTTTAAAAAAGTTCGATATAAGAATTTCCTTTCTACGGGAAATGTCTTTACTGAGATTCCTCTGAATGAAAACGCCACGACGTTAATCGTTGGCGAAAACGGTGCAGGAAAGTCGACTTTCTTGGACGCCATCACATTCTCATTGTTCGGCAAGCCATTCCGCAATATTAACAAACCTCAACTCATCAACTCAGTCAACGAAAAAGATTGCGTTGTTGAAGTTGAGTTTGATATTGGCAAGAAGTCATATAAAGTCATTCGTGGCATTCGACCAAATGTGTTTGAGATCTATTGCGATGGCGATCTTTTAAATCAAGATGCCAAAGCAAAAGACTACCAAGATCATCTTGAGAAGTTGATTTTGAAGATGAACTATAAGTCATTCACGCAAATTGTGATTCTTGGCTCTACTAATTTCACTCCGTTCATGCAGTTGTCAGCATCTGATCGCCGCACTGTGATTGAAGATCTATTAGACATTCAGATCTTTTCTGCAATGAATGTAATTGTGAAGAGTAAGATTCATAATCTAAAAGACGAAGCAGCGCAACTCAAGATTCAAATTGATAACACACGCGATAAAATTGAACTACACAAGAAACATCTAGACGAACTCAAGAAGAATACAAAAGAAATTGTAGACGCAAAGAAGCAAGAAGTGACTGAAAACACGGCATCACTCTCGGCACTTGAAGTCGAAGCGACTGACAAAGAAACGCAAATTGAAAGTTTATTAAACGAAGTATCAGACGATGATTCAACCAGTAAAAAGTTTACAAAACTAAATCAACTTGAAGCCAAGATTGAAGGGAATATTCAGAAACTCGAGAAAGACATCGAGTTCTATTCTGTAAATTCGACTTGTCCAACCTGCGATCAGGCAATCAATAACAAAGACGAAAAAGTACACACTTGTAATAGTAAAATCACAGAACTAACTGAAGGTCTAACAAAACTAAAGGAAGAGAGTGATGCCGTTCTACGTCGAATCAATACAATTAAATCAACACAAAAAGAACTCAAGACTCTTGAACAAGACCTTGTGCGCATTAATACTTCTCGCAAGCAGGTTCGAAACTATATTGCGAAACTTGAAAAAGAAATTAGTGAAATAGAAAGTAAGCCAGCCATGAGCGATGAGTTCAAGGCACAATCAAAAGAATTGCTCAACGCATTACAAGCATTCAACGAAAAACGAAAAAACGTATCTGAACAAACACAAAACTACGATATTGTCGCGCAGTTGCTTAAAGATGGCGGGATTAAGTCGAAAATCATTAAGCAATACGTCCCAGTCATAAACAAACTGGTAAACAAGTATTTGGCTGCGATGGATTTCTTCGTCAACTTCAACATTGACGAAGAGTTCAAGGAGACCATCAAGTCTCGTCACCGAGATGATTTCAGTTATGAAAACTTCTCAGAGGGTGAAAAGAAACGTATTGATCTAGCACTGTTGTTTACCTGGAGGTCGGTCGCCAAATTAAAGAACAGTGTCAATACGAATCTGCTCATCTTCGATGAGGTCTTTGATGGTTCTCTTGACATTAATGGCACAGAAGAATTTATGAAGTTGATAAATATGTTTGTTGAAAATACAAACATCTTTGTGATCACGCATAAGACTGATCAGATGGTTGATAAGTTTAAACACACAATTCGATTCGCGAAGGTTAAGAATTTCTCGCAGGTGATATCATGAGCAAAATGGTAAAGTATTACAAGGGTGATCTTGTTGAATATGAAATTTTAAAGTTGGTAGATTTCTATGATCCCATTCTACGTCAACCAACTGTACCTGTTAAGTTTGATACATTAGAAGAACAAAAGAGAGTTGCATATCTTTCATTCTCTCTCTGCGAAACATTAGGTGAACTTCAGGGTCTTGGTCTTTCTGCCAATCAAGTTGGCTTGAAAGAAAGAATTTGCGCAATTAATATGGGTAGTGAAATTTGGGTTTTAATTAATCCTGAGATCATCGAGAAATCAGAAACTCCTACTGAATATGGCGAAGGCTGTTTGAGTTATCCAGGACTATATTTAAAACTTAAAAGACCAGACCATATTAAAGTTAAGTTCCAAGCAATTGGTGGTCAAGTAGTTGAGCACGAATTTGATGGATTGACTGCTGTTTGTATTCAACATGAAATTGATCACTTGGATGGAATTGTATACACGGATAAGATAAGTCCAATTAAACTTGAGCAAGCAAAGCGAAAGGTCAAGCAAAATCTCAAGAAAATGCGCGCATATGCTTCACAGCAAGCACAAGCACTAGAAACACAAGAACAAATTCCTCAAGTGGAAGAGCCCAAGATTAGTATTCTCCCTGCAGCACAACCACAGAAAAACAAGCCTGAGAAATTCGTCTATAACGTCGGGTGACGTAAGTTATTGATTTTATTCTAGTTTTTTTCTGTTGTCTTTTCAGCCATTTTAGTCCATAATGGTTCTATGAAAACGAATTTACAGGCTTCCAAGTCTATCCTCGCCAAACTCTTGGCGAGCGAGAATATCACGGTCTCGCACCAAAATGTCAAGACCGCATACTTCGACCTCAAGAATCGTACGATGGTGCTGCCTGTCTGGAAGGACATGGATGGCGACTTGTATGACTTGCTGACTGGTCACGAAGTTGGTCATGCTCTGAACACTCCGCAGCAGGGCTGGCATAATGAAGTTGCTGAGAGTGACAAGAAATTCAAAGAC